TTCTCATTAGGATTATCATTACCTCTTGCAAGGTTACGCATCTTTGATTTCTTTTGTGCTGCCTTATGTGCTGACTTATCTATCTCAAAACTTTCTTTTTTCATTTTCTTTTTGTCAAACTTTTTACCTACAGCACCACCGATTCTTTCACCGACTTCACCACCAGCAACTCCAGTAGCAATAGCACCGACTCCTCCCAATGGAACACCTGCTGCACCACCAGCAAGTCCACCAGCAAGTCCACCTACAACTTTTCCTATCTTCTCACCCCTTCCTGCTTCCTTCTTTTGTATTGCATTACTTACCCCTCTTGCAGCACCTGACATTCCACCTTGTGCTGCTCTACCACCTGTCTTTCCACCTGCTTTGATTCCTGCTCTTACTACACCCTTCTTGACTCTATTTTTAAGAAGTTCCTTTCCACCCTGCTTTACAACAGTACTAGCAACTTCATATACTACTTCTTCTTTTTGCTCTTCTTTTTTCTTTCCCATTTTCATTAGACTATCTACACCTTTGGAAACTGCCAATCCAGCAGCCACTGGTCCTGCAGCATTCTTTACAAATTTACCAGCTTTAGCAATAGCTTTGATTGGTTTGTTTATATTTTTTGCAGTTTTATTCATCGCATCTAAACCAGGCTTTGCTGCAGCATTAGGTTTCAATTTTCCAGATCTTACGTTTGGATTATTAGATGACTCTGGAGGGGGAACAAACTTATTCCATTGATTTTGAATCGGATTACCAGTATCTTTGAGTGGCACTTTAGCTGGTGCTTTTTCTACCAATTCATTTCTCCAATCAGAGTAACTTTCCTTCATTTTCTTTTTCCTTGGACTTTCAGTTGATACGTATGTTGGTTTCGCAGCACCAGATTTGGATTGTTGACCAGGATCTGCTGCTTTCTTTCTTCTTGATGCAGAATCACGTTCTGCTTTAGACATGCTTGCACGTTTAGATGATGAGACACACTTAGGTGTTCCTTCACCTGGTTCATCACTTGCACAAGTTCCACCTGTTTTAACATTCACCCATCCAGGTTTACCATCTTTAGATTTAGATCCCTTGAACCATTTATGTAAAGAACCTTCAGACATCCCGCCACCATTTCCGCCACCGTTTCCGCCACCGTTTCCACCATTACCATTACCATTACCATTACCATTACCACCATTACCATTGCCATTCTTTTTGCCATTACTGTCATCATCATCTTTTTCATTACGTAAATATCCACCATAACCAATGCGATAACCCTTTGGAATTGGTTTGCATTTTTTATCAGTTTGACAATAATAGTATCCAGATTTACACTTTTTCATTCTTTGGATTAGATCCCTCTTTATTATTTAGAAAACCTTTTTTCAGTATCTTTGATAATTCTGAAGTAGACCCAACAAATAAAGCATTATTTGTAACATTATTTGTAGTTTTATTATTATCTTCATCAACTTCTTTTACTTTCTTCTGTAAGTCCATAAGTTTATCAGTTGTGTCTGCCACAGACTTAATTAACTGACCTGCAACCTCATATGCTCTTGGACTTGCTGTTTCACCAGCAACCTCCATAATACCATTGATTGCTTCTTGCCCTTTCTCAATTAATGAATATAAATTACCTCTTGTATAATCATAATCTTTTCCTACATCTTGCCCTTCAACCTTTTTAATTTGATTTTTCTTTTTAGAAACAACATCCTCTGGTGTTGGAATAATTTCGGACTTTACATTTAAAGCCTCATCAATAGGATCATAATTAGTCATTAGATATCAGTTTGCCTTGTAGGACTATAAGTTTTAGAATCTGAGAAAATTGCTGTAGTTTCATTAAATCCAAAATCATCATCAGGACCAGCATCAGCAGGTTTTGGAGTAACTGTATATCTCATCTCACGTTTTGCATTTTGAGTATCAGTATCTGTAGCATAATCAATCTGAACTTTTTTGATAAGACCTGATGTAGATTCTGCAACAGGACCAAATAGATATGTTTTTGCGGTAAATCCTAACGTATATATTAGTGCTCTTCGTGTAGAAAAATCACCTTCATAATCATCCTGAAAATTAATACTATCTAAAACTATTGGTATATCTCTTTTCTCTCCAATTGATTTGACTAAATCAACTGTCAAATTAAATGACGGTTGAAAATATGGTAAAATTTGTTCAATGATTTGTAGAGCATCATCGTTCAATTTTGCAAGTATGTTTAACTCAAACCCAATGTTATATGGAACAGGCATGAAAACTTTCTTTACATTGTTTCCATCAGATGCCTTAAATGTTTGTGTGACACCACTTTTTCTTGATGGATCATAAGAAACATTATTCATCTCAAATGACATTCGAGGAAGAGTAATTCCAACTGGTTTATTTAAATCTGCTTGTTGTTCAAGTCTTGCAAGAAACTTTTGAGAAGGTCCGTATGCCAAAGGAACTTTTAATTCACTATAAGTATTACCTGCACTATCATCATGACGAATACTAATAGCATTAAAAAGTGTTCCAAAAGTAACAATTGTCTTTCTAATTATTTCGTGATAGTAATAGGTTCCTAACATTAAAATGTACCAAATGGATTATTTTCTGAGAAATCAATAATTGCATCAGCTTCTGTTTCGATTTCATCACTTTTATCATATTTATCAGCAAATTCTGCAGACTCAATAAAATCAACAGTATAACTTGCTGATGATTCAGATCCAACTATTATATCACCTGCAACAAAAGTTCCATTTGTTGTACCCAGTTTTAATATATTTGTAGTCACATTCCAAGACTTGACTCTTGCGGTTGCACTAGATTTTGAACCTGTTACAAGTTCATTAAACTGATAAGTTCCAATACCTGTAACAACAGGTGGAGAGGAAATTGTTGCGATTCCAGTTCCACTAGTATATCCAATACCAGCATCTGAAATAAGAACTTGATTGACAGTATTACCAACACTAACTAAAACTCTTCCTGTAGCAGTTCCAACTCCAGATGTGGGAGTTGTAAAGAATAGATTTGGTGCTGTTGGATACCCATCTCCACCTGATGTAATTATAACATTTCCAATACCAGCATCATTTGTAGTAATTAACGCAGTAGCTGCAGCACCTACACCATAAGATGTACTTCCAACTCCTAAAACTGTTGATGCAGCACTGACAATTGTTACAGAAGGAGTTATCGTATATCCAGCACCAGGATTTACAATTAGTATTTCTTTAACTGAATTAACACCATTTATTGATGTTGTAATTGCAACAGCAGTTGCATTTGTTCCTCCAGTTGGTGCAGTTCCTATTGCAACAGTTGGTGTTTTTGTATAGTCATATCCATCTTCATTTAAGAATATTTTTCTAACATATCCAGTTGCTGTTGACACACCTAAAGTTGCTGTTGAACCAATTGATATGAGTTGAAGTGACGTAATATATCCTTGATCAACAAGAGCATCATCAATTTCACCTGTTGTTGTGCTAAGTTGATTCCATCCACCCATCTCATCTTCAAGTTCAAAGAGTTCACAACGAAGTTCATAAACATAATTTTTACCTAATTGATAAAATGGTTTTTCATGTTCTACAAATTTTATCTCAAAAATTCTTCTACCTAGTGGGAAGTATATTAAATCTCCCTCACTTGGTCTACTTGTAACTTCAATTTCCCCTTCTGGTAATCCAACTAAAAATGGTGAGATAAAATCTTCAAACCTTTCTTTTGATATTGTAACTATGAGTTCATCTTTTAAACTCATTCCAAATTTAGTCATAATATCACCAGCACCACCATATCCATCAAAGGTGTTTATATATGCTTCAATTGCAAAATTATCAGCAAATCTTGATGATTGTATTTCAGTAAAAATACTATCTTTATTTACAATTCTTCGAGGTAGATACATTACCTCAACACCATAAATTTTTAACTGTTCATTAATAAGATCTTGAACAAGTCTTTGCTCACTTTGTGATCCTTGTAAAAAGAAGGGATTTAATGCCATTATAATTAACCTATAAAATCAAGAGGAGGCATCTCATACTCTTTCACAATTCTCTCTCTTATTATATCCATTTCTTTTTCTGCATCATCATATATTTGCCTTCCATTCAATTCCAATCCACCTGGCAATTTGACACCCTGAAACTTTATAAGATTTTGTCCCCACTGCCTTTTTATAAGAGTAGTGAGATATAATTTAACAAATGGATCATTATATATCTGTACGAATGAATCAGGATCTAAAGCACGATAGCAATCAAGAACAATAAACGTACCTTCTTGCTGTGCACTCCAATCAATATCAAGATATAATCTATCTTGTCTTTTATTAAATCTTATTTGTTTGTCTGTTGTCAATAGAAAATCTATATCTTCCAAATATCTTTTTGTCATGGAATATTGTAAAAGATTTACTGCATTAAAATAATATAAGTCATTTAAAAATAACTGATATTTAATACTAAACATTCCACCAGATATTGTACTTGTATCAAATTTAAATATCTTTTCTACACCAATCACTGAATCTGGAACTTGAATGAAGTTAGATGTTTCATAAAAATTTGAAGTGATAGTTCCCAAACCACTTACATTTGTAGAATTTCCAGTAGTGGTAACAATTCCAACTCCCGATGTCCCCGATGCCTTCCCTCTATCAATATCGTCCTGAGTAATTTTATATTTTAAATACATTCTCTCAACACCTTCATAATTTCTTTCCTGAAAGTATTGAATAGTATCATCTACCAAATCGTCTACTTGATCATCATCTACGTTTACTTCTAAAACTGGCGCACCTAATTTTCGAAAACAGTAGTCAATAAGTCCTTGTCTAGTACTTGGTTTAGCCATTAAAATGCACCTCCATCGATTAATCCAGCAGTAAGTGTTCCATCTACAAAAACATTGTTAGCAAATGTTGCTATCGCACCAAATGTAGCAATACCAGCACTAACAATAAGTCCTCCAGTATTGATTCTTATACCTGATCTGGCAGTGATGATACCAATAGAATCAACGTTAGTAACGTCTTCATAAGTAAGTGTTCCTCCAATACTTAAATTACCAACAATTACAGCATTAGTATTTACTTGTAAAGAATTAACAGTTGCTATACCTGTGATATTTAGAGAGTTACCAGTTACATTATCAAGAACTATATCATCCTTTATAAAAAGATCCCCACCAACAAATAAATCACCTGTTGTAGTAACTATTCCCACAAATGTGGATAATCCTGCTACATTTAATGATCCTAACGTTCCCAATGAAGTAATAAGAGGTTGTGCAGCAGTCTGAACTGTTCCTGTTAAAGGTCCTACAAATGATGTTGCAGTGATAATTCCTGTAGATACAACATTTGTTAGAGTAGATATTCCTAATACATTTAACTGAGATACAGAGGCTATACCACCTATAACATTTACAGCAGTTTGAGCGCTAACAGATCCACCACCAGCACTGGATAGTATTTTTATTGCATCTGATTGACCGACCCTAACTTTGATAGGCATTATCGAGTGACTCCTTCTCTTAAGAGCACAGATCCCTCTACGACTCTTGTTTTTTCACTTGCTGCATTTGTTATCACAATATCATATACATATCTACCTGGTTTAGGTACATTAGATGCTGTAGCAGTTAAGGAAATTAATATTTTTCCCCCAGAAGCATCCATTATAGTTGTAGTAAAATCATTTTTTGAAGTACTACCAGCATGCTTTCTAAACTGAGCTGCGACTGAAAATCCATTCAAATCTAATGGACCTGAATCATCACTTTCTACTAAATCGAAAGTTTGACTAAAATCTGATCCTGCATTGATAACCAAATTCGAAACATATACAGCTGCCATCTACTTAAAATAATATTTGCTAATTATATTTATGTGTTATTATTGCCCTCAACTAAAATTTTAAGTAACGACTTGATTTCATCAATATCCTTTTTCATATTTTGTATCTCTTCTTTTTGATTTTTTCTCAACTTTTGAGATCTAACGTGCTGATTATACCCAACATCATCACAATTTATAATTGCTCCTGTTCTTTCATCTCTGTATAAATGTGGATGTCCTTCTACTTTAATCATTACTTAACAGCAATTGCCCTCAATTCTGTAATTCTTGGAGGTTGAGCCTGATTTGTTCCAGACATTACAATTTTAATTGTAAATCCTACAAATTCAGGTAGGTTATCAGCAGTAAATTGATATTCTTTAAATTCATTATCTAAACTTGGTGTAACTATTGTATCAGGTCTACCATCATTTTTGGATTCATCATCTACAATGAAACCATCATTATTTGTCTTTGTAGTATTTTTAAAACCAGGAAATAGTTCAAATGATTGTTCAACTTCATTAGAATCTGGTCTAACTAAACTATAAAGAACTCTAAAGTCTGACGATTCAGGTCTAAATGCACTTAATATTACTTTCAATGATGTTGCAGGATTTTTAAGATCCACTCTATTGCTCATGTAAATTGCAGAATGAGGATCATCAATTACTGAATTTACACTACCATCACCATCATAATTTTCCAAATTAATTGGTCTAGTCAATCTATGACTTATAAATTCAGTCTCTGATCCACTGGATAATCTTATTAACGGTGATATATTTTCATCATTCGAACTTAGATTAAGAATAGTTGTGAATGATTTATTTGATGGTAGACCACTTAAGTATTGATTTTCATTTATCTTTGATGCAACTAACTTAACATCATCAAATGAATTAATAGTATTAAGTTGAATGTCTTCAAATCCATTATCTAAGAACGATACTTCATTTCCACTTGCACTTGTACCAGAAACACTTCTAATTGATGCCTGTATGCCTGTTACAGCACCTTCCACACCAGTAGGGGTTAATACATCATATCTTGGCACGATGGCACTGTAAAGTAGGTTCTGAGTCACTTTTACATTTGATCCACCTAAAAATTCATCATTGTTAAATGACAACTGGGGAGAAGTGGCAGTATCGGTAGATCTATCTGTTCCATTTTTAGATCTATCGAAGGTTACTCTATAACTATCAATATCTAAAGGAGTAGTTACTGAAAGACCTGTTGTATCAGTTGTCTCCAATCTTCTTATTGATACTCCAGAGATTTCTTGTTTTCTAATAATTGAATTTATTGTATGATCTACTACAACTGTATTATCAATACCTCTTTGACTATTACCAATGTTTAACACACCTGTTCCTACAGACTCATACCCAATTATTTCACTTCCTATTTTAACATATCCAGTGTTTGCAGCTCCGACTGATATTCCTTCAAAATTAGTAAATTGTGCCGTTGATGCAACACTGATAACTGATGTTTCCGTTTTACTTAATGCTGCAGTTATCACAGTTGGTTCTATATCAGATTCAATATCACTAATTTTTACTTTGTTAGATGTTGAATACATTCCATGATTAAACTGATCGATAAACATCACATTACCTGCATGCGATCCACCATCAAATGCAACAGTACCAGTGCGAATAGCACCCGTGGCACCCATTGCTACAACAGTTCCAGCATCATTAAAATATTTAATTTGAGTACCATTTTGGAATCCATTTGAACCATTATCAGCCTGTATATTTGTTAGGAATAATGTGTCAATACCATCTATACTTCCAATTGTTATCTGAGCACCCTCACCCTGTCCTCCTTTTGTTCCAACAGTTGAAGTTACAATACCAACCACATCCCCAACTTGATATCCATTTCCTCTTACAACTGGAGTTGTATTAACAGCTGTTATGCTACCATTACTATTAACGGTATCAATATCTATTTTTAAACCAGAACCTTTACCAGTTATTGCAAATGTTTCAACATCAGAGTCAGTTGTATAATTTGATCCTCCAAGATTTGGAGATGTAGTTAAGGTTAATACAGAACAACCAACACCTGTAATTACAGCAGTGCTTGTATTTTGACCTCCGCAAATTTTTCGACCTGGTGTAAGGAATGATCCCATTCCTTGGTTTGTAGTTATACCAATTGATCCTGTTTTTGAAATAGTAAATAGAGGATTATCTACCATGGTATTTTCAAAACCATTACTTTCATCCAAATCAGGATTATGAAAGAATGCTGAACCTGATTGTGATGTGAATTTAGCTTTATATAATTTAAAGGTTATATCTTGATGTTGATCTTCAGTCCAAAGAGCACCATTTTGTGATTTAAATATTGAACCAGCACCATATTGAGTTGAATATATTATAGATGAACCAGGATTTGCTCCTGTAATTGTTGATGGATTTACAGCAGTACCACCATGTCTTCCTGTCCAGACATTATATGCAACACTTCTTGGTGCGAGTAATACAAAAGAATAAACTCTACCTGGTTCTAGATAAATTGGTTCAGGGAAAGTAAATTTAGTTGCTTTACTTGCCTCATTTGGATCAGCTTCAATAAGTGTAACTTCATTTCCATTAGCATCAGTGCCTTTTGGTTTAAGAGTCCTACTTCTTCCAATAGTTTGAGTTGATGGTCTTGCATCTGCAATAGTTGATCTTATTTCACACCTTATTGGAGCATTTGCCACAGTATCTACTGTTGCAAAATAAACTTCAACCGCAGTTATAAAAGCACCATTTTTATCTTTATTAGCATCTTGAGCACTTGGTGCTTCTACATTACCACCAACTGTAAATGTTTGTGCAATAGGATCAGGTGAACCACCCCCTCTTCTTCTTCCACTAATATTGAAATTTGTAGTGATGGTTCTTGTTGTAACTGTAGTTTGGAATTGTTCGACTGTTCCTCTAGAATCATATTGTGACTCTGCAGTTATGAGTCCAAATTTTTGTGATGGTTCTATATTTTCATTTGTAGGACTTGTTGTGACTTTAAATTCTTTTACACCTGTTTGTATTTTAACTGGTGGTGCTGGTTGTGTATGTGGATCACGAATGAAACATGAACCAAGCACATCACCGTAAGCATCGGTGATTAATCTTATATCTTTCACGTATGAAGTGGCACCACTTTCTTGACCAACTAGTTGTGCATTTTTTGTAACATAACCAAAATATTTACCTTGTGCTTCCTCAGCTAGTGCTTTTGTATCAACATTTAAAACTGTTGATGATTGACTATAATTAGAAGGTATTTCAGTTAGACCTGAAGTATAAGGATTATTAAAATATGACTCTGATGGATTATTATACTTTCCAGATTTATGATCTGGTTGACATAATCTAAATTTCATAATTACATTACCTTGTCGATTAATAGCATGAACTTCCTCTCCAATTTTATAGACACCATTTGATCCAGATACAGATCCATTCTTCGTTGGTGTTATTTCAAGTAATTTTGGAATTACATCAAATATTTTTTGTCCATCAAAGAACACATATGTTTCAACAAAATCAACAAATCCTTCAGATATAAATTGAATATTTCTTGATCTAACAAAATCATCATTAGCTGTTGAAACTAAATTATTTTGCCTAGTAACTGTTGTATTAGACCTTGTAGTGCTGCCTCTTAATTGTCTACCAATAGCACGTAATCGCACCATACCTAAACCAAATCGACTTAAATCAAAAAGTCCTTGATTTCTATTTAAATTTGTTCCTAAATTTATATTTTCAGTTCTAGTTCCTGTTTGTTGTATATTATGATTTGCAAGTTGTATAGATCGAGTCCATCTATCAAATTCAGGATCTAATTCTACTTCACCCTCAAATACAGGTATCTCATAAGGATTTACATTTATGATATCATTTGTATCTCCACTTATTGTTGCATATGGTTGTGTAATCCACTCAACTTCTTCATAATTTAATGTTACAACATTTCCTGTTTTTTTGACATTTGAGTCAAATAGAGTAAAATCTGTACCAAAATCTAACTCTGAACTTATTGTAGTTTCTGCAGGTTTAATTTGGGAAGCAAGTGTATCCCTTGTTCTAAATGGTATTAATTCTTCTGATTCAGGATTTATTTGTATTAATGAATTCTCATTAATAAAATTATAATTTTTAAAAGGATCTGCAAACAAACCACTTTTAAATCTATTCCTACCCTCTTCATCTTGTATTTGTAATGTTTGAGCACTAACTTCTAAAAGAGATAATGTTGTAGTTTCTTCTAAATTTGTAACTCTATCTTCAATATTACCAATATCTCTCATGGTAAATCTTCGATTATCTATAAGAGTTAAACTCGCATCTTGAGGATTGTATAAGTAAGGTGGTAATGAAATCGTTGCAAGTTCCATCAACTCTCCAACCTTGGTTGGTGGTTTTGGATCAAGAGATGAAACACCTTTCTCATAGACAAATTCACCAAATTTATTCATGTAAACTGTATCTTGTCTACCTAGATAAAAATTATAACTAGCAGTTGAAGATTCATTTGGTGTAAAATAATTTAATATTGAAGTTCCACTAAAATCTCTTTGAGAGAACTCAAAAGGAGAACCAGTATCTGTAGAAGGATCATATACAGAAACTCTAGGTCTAAAATCAAGTGTATCAGTAGCTCTTATATTAAACTCACCAATATCAGGTATGTCTTTTGAAAATCTCTCTTCATCATAACTTCTTACCGTAAATACATCTCCATCATCGGAGGAAACAGAATAATAATCAAATACAACCAATAATTGGGCACTTGGTGAGGAAACATTTCGATTACGAATTAATCTAGAATAGTCATAGAATTCATCTTTCTGACCCTTATCTAAAGTAAATGAATTTGTTATATCTTTATATTTTCCAATATCAATAGATTCAATATTTGATTTTATACCTGACTCCTCAAATTCAACTAATTCACCTGTTTCAAATTTTCCTGATGTAATATAAACTATTTCTAATACATTGTTGGAAGGTGAGGAGACAACTCTTGCAATTGTATTAGTTTCTTTACTTACTAAATTTTCACCAATAATCGCATTATTATGTACAGCAACAGTGCTTGTAAATGTTAGCTTATCTAATACTGGTGCAGATGCATTCGTTGATTCATAAACTGCTAAAAACTTAGCAACATCTGGATAATTTAAAGAGATTTCTTCGTCTTGAACTCTCAATCCATATCTAGCATCAAAAGTGAGTCCGTCTGCAATTGAACCACCATTCCCACCTGCAACACTTCCAGATTCTACATTTCTTGATCTAGTTACATTTAATGTTTGACTTCTGTTATATTGTTTTATCTTAGATTTTACTTTATTTTTAATTAAAGATACATTTACCGTTTTACTATCATTCGCAGCAATATTTGTAAATGTAACAGAAGCACCATCAGTGCCATATGAAAATGTGTCATTTGTAATTGCCAAGGGACTACCATCACTGGCAGTAGACATGGTATATCTTTCTTGATCAAAAGTATCAAATATTACATCTGAAACATCTGTAATATCACTGGTGTTTATTGTTAATTGATTTGAAGTTGCGTTTTTAGATATTTGTTTTGTAATTTTTATTTTTGATTTTGTAAGATCAACATCAGCAATATTAGGATTTAAAGGTACGTACAAAGCTCCTGTACCTCTGATAACTGGAGCACCAATAAACATATTAACTGTTTCTGTTCCAGATGTAAGAGATCCATCATATACTCCAGCAACAGAATCAGGTATTAAAGCAAGTGTGATTGTTCCATTTGAATTTATAGATGAGACTGTATTAAATGTATCTAATGTGGATCCTGCTTTTCGATATACAACTAAAGATCCTTTTCTAAGACCTTTAAATCCTTCACTTACTGACGCAGTTGCAATACCAGCAGTTACAGATACTTCACTTATGGCATTTGGTAAATTAAATTTTTCAATAACCACATCACCTTTTAAATTATTACTATCTCCTATAGATCTTATGTTTTGTGCTGTATATTCTGTTTTTATACCTATTGTTCTAGGAAAATCAACACCATTAATTTGTATCTGTTCACCGACATTAAATGATCCTGAAGTTTCATTCAACGAAACAACTGTTGATCCACCTCCAGCTCCTACAGCAAATCCACTAGCACCACTATTTTTACCTTTAATAAATGACCCTTCTGGTAATTCTGTATTACTTACTGATTGATTTAAGACCAAATCGGTATTTGTTTGAGCATCAAATAATCTTAACTCCCATTTTGTAGTTACATCTTCATATGCAGCATCTTCTAAATTAAATGAATATACTCTTGCACTTCCTATATTTGTTCCTGTAGAATTAAAATTATCAAATAATTTTACGACACTTCCCTGAACAGCAATACCTTTTGTAACGTTATTTAATTTTAATACATTACCCATCTCAAAACCGACACCTATATCACTTCTAATTCCAACATCTCTTGGTTTATCAACATCTATAATTGTAGTTCCTGTTTTTTCAATATCGTATCCTCTTACATACACCTCACCTGCAGATACTTTTAAACACATTAAATCATCTGATGGTTTATTCTCTTGTTCAGTTTTTTCACCTTCAAAAAATAAACCATTATTTCCTAAATTATCATTTAATGAATTGAATAAACCCATGTTGAATGGTTTTACACTATAATCACCAGATTCATCATAAGTTCTCTCTGCAATATAATCACGAATTTTATTATATTCACTTTTTGATTGAATTAACTTTAATTTTCCTTCATCAACTCTCATTAATTCAATAAAATCAGTATCATTTTTATCTGTTAATGTTTTTTTAGTTAAAGTAAGTTTTATTTTTAATCTATCAGCACCAGGTGCTGCAAAGTTGCTAAATCCTTTAGCATTATCAAATAATGTATTATCTTCTTTAGCATTGACAATTAATTCCTCAATTTTTAAACCTACTCTATATGAAGGAGTATTTGTATAAGGATCTAATATTATTGATTGGTCTGAAACATTTACAAAAAATCCTCTTATAAAATATACACCTTTGGATATGAAAGCAGCAGATCCCACGGAAGTTGCATCTATAGAAACTAATGATGCAAAAGGAGTATTAGCATTTATCGTTGTATTTCCATATACTACATTTTCATCTGCACTTACTGATTCACCATCAGTAAATGAATTAAATTGTGAATTGTTATCAGCACTTAAATAATTTACATATAAAGTGACATTTTCTATTTCTCCTCCATCTGGGAGTGATACAGATTTTACAATAGCTTCAATTCCAGAGTCAGATCCTTTGATTTTTTTTCCAATGAAATTTTCAATGTAAACTGATATATCAATATTAAAATTAGTAATATTTAACTTTACTGCGTTGTACTGAATATCATATGCTATTCCGCCAGGTATGACTACTGATCCATCTTTAAATATATTATCACCAAACTTTTCTACTTGATTTTGTAATATTGATTGTTGCTGCGTTAATTCTCTAGCTTGCACTGGAAAACCAGGTTTATACAAAACCTTATGAAAGTTTTTTTCACTATCGAAATCGTCATAGTATGGACTTGCATTTAAATTAATTTTTTGTGCCATTTGTTTAGAATTCTAGAATAATTTTAACGTCTTCTTTTTGCCTAATGTTTCTTTCAACTTCTTTTCGATTGTCAATGTAAATAACATCTCCAGTCTTTTTATTTATCTCAGAATTAGCAAGTCCTTTTGTAAACTCAATACCTAAGTTGACTTGCTTATTACTAACAGTTGTGGTTATTCCAGTAAAACCTGCATCTATTGAACTTGTAAAAGATGCTGAACCAGATCCTATTATGGTTTTGTCAGATTGATCTGTGGATTCAAAAGAGAGTACCTTAGATCTTGAGCTCATGTTTGGATAATCAGTAGTATCAGATGATGACTGGTTAAAGTTTAAACTTCGATCTTGAAAATATTTTAAAACAAAAGTATCTGGATCATATGATGCAACGGTTCCCCTTGCAGTACCATCAGTCACAGTTTGTGCTATTCCAGCACCAATTAAAGTGCTTAAATCACTAACAGTGGTTATTGGTGATGATAATTTAATTGCTGATAATGAAGAAAATTGTGATGCTGTTATGATACCAGTGATATCAAATTTACTTGGATTCTTTATTATTCCCACTTGTGCAAAATGTGTATCAGTAGGAAAATCTTTTGTAGAATCGTCAAAACGAGAATAAACTAAAACTTTATCTGCACCTAGTTCAGTGTAAATATCAAAACCATGACCTTTTGATGGAGGTATGATTGGTATTAAATTAGCACGAGTTCCTGTATCACTATTAAAAGATATACTACTCAAATCAACCATAGCAAATGTATACCCAGAACCACCTTTAGTTACAATTACATCAGTTATTACACCAGATATATAAAAAACTCTAGCTTCTGCACCATCACCATCTCCTAATATATTAACTAATCTTGAACTAGTTCCACCATTAGCATATCCTCCTCCACCGTTTTTAATAACAACTTTTTTAATTTGGTTTTTGTTAATATCTGAATCTCCTGCCTCTCTTACTGCCTGTATCTGAGCATCAGTCGATGTTGACCAATTATTTGGCAGCACTATGTATTCTGTAGAGTCAAACTTTATTACATCACTTGGAGAAACTGTGAACAAGTATTTCCATATGTAATTATCATTTACACCAGCAGCTGCTGGTTCTAAATCAGTAAAGGTGGGTTCATCTTTACTTTGCTCTCCTAAATTATTATTTGAAGCACTAACACCATTATCTAAACAAATATAGACTTTAAACTCTGAGGTTATTACATAATAATTACTCCTATATAAACTTCCAGTTTGAGAATTAGGTGATTTATTACTTGCACTATAATCGTGACGATACATATCGTATCTTATATTTGCAGCCCATGAATTTTTCTTGACAACTCTTCTAATATTAGATGAATTAATCTTTTTACCAAACATTGAAGTATTTCTATAATGCGTCAAATATTCTAGGTTATCTACTGGATCTGGAGTTCCATCGGCATTATTCCAAGTAAATGTTCTACCAAAACCCACAGTGTTTCCTATACCCAAAGGGTTTGCTAAACCTAAAAATACATAATAAGAATTATTAGAGTCCAACACGGAATCTACAAAATTACTTGCGTTTGCTATTCTAAACTGATCTGTTACTACAGCTGGCATATTATTAGTTTTTTAGATATTTATACAACATTTTTTAATTAATTAAATTTCTGGAATTATAGACCCAGTATTTTCGAATGTTTTTGGACCTTCAGTTCTTTTTAAAGTAGGATACGTGGTTATTCCAATGGACTCTATCAGACCAATAGTGAATCCAGTTACTCCTATTGATACTGCGTTTGATCCTCTAGAGAAACCACTTATTCTACCAACAGAATACTTTCCAACAGCAGATCCACTTGAAATCATACCAGATACATTAGTATCTGACTTAATAAGACAAGTAATTACTCCAACACCACCTGTTAGATCTTGGAAAGCAGCTATACTGTAAATACTATCAGCAAAAGAAGTTCCTATACCAACAGAGTTGGTATTATTACCATGAGTATCTATTCCTATAACTCCAGATCCAACACGAGTATCAAAAATATAAATTGGGTTTCCAACTGATATTGGATTAAAATCAGATAAAGAAGAATTACGTTTAATAGTAAATTTGATTCCTAATTTAGATGATAATATCGTTGTTCCAATCCCTGTTATAGATCCTGTATTATTTTGAATTGATAAACTACCACCTGGTGTAGGTGTTGTAAGATTTTCAAACGTATTGGAATATGTAACAGGACTCGATATTAAAACTTTAGGTGCTATTGTATATCCCAATCCAGGATTAACCACAGATATAGTAGTAACTGTTCCACCAGCACCAATAGTTGCAGTTGCAGTTGCAGTCGTTCCTATTCCTACACCAATACCACTAGATGGTACTGATAATTTAACAATAGGGGCAGTTGCATATCCAGAACCAAAGTTAGAGGTACTAAATCCTGTTACAGTTCCTGCTGTAGAAACAGTAGCAGTTGCTCCTGCATTTATAAAATTAAATTGATCTTTCTTTAAAATTGACAATCCTAAAGATGTTGTTCCTGATTCGTAATTAAATAAATCCATGCTATCAACAAATATAGTAGTATCAGTAGTTGTAACATCACCAATTATTTTTGCAGTAGGCGTAATTCTTGGTTCAATACTCTGTCTTTTTTTAGAAACAATCGTTTTATTGATTATCTTATCCTCTTTCTGTTTTATCAAACTAATTGGTCTTGATACAGAACTTATACCAACATCCTGATATGCATTAGTTTCTAATTTTTGTGAAGTATTTAAATTAAATACTGTTCTTTTATTCTGTTCTTTTACATTTTTTAATCTAGATAATTTAACTTCATCACCCACTTCTATAGTTATTTTTTCTTTATCTCTAACTATAGAATCATCATTTGTAGTTCCTTTATAGAATAGTATTGATATATCATCTTCTGGAATAGGTGCCTCACTAAAACTAATTATATTTCCACCAATTATAGAATATGATGTTGCTGGATCTTGAATAACTCCGTTTACAATAACTAAGAATAAATTTTCAAGTTTAACATTTTGGTTGAGAGTGTTTCCATCTCTTTCAAAACTTATAAGTTGATTATTTAAAATTATTGAGAAGTCAGTTCGAGAACTATTTTGAAGATCTTTGATGGAGTCGATATAATCAAAATCACCAAATTGCCACAATGCAAATGAATCATTAAATATTTTGTCTACAGTTAATGTAGATCTCTCAACAAGTTGACCTACCCCCTTTGCAGTTACTAATCCAACAGCTTCTATAACATCACCTCTTTTAAATCCAAATCCTTTATTGACAATCTCATATTCTGTTATTTCAAATAAAGTTGATCCAATTCCTACAGAAGGTTTTGGAATAGCATTGACTCTAAAGTCAGTTCCAGTATCTGTTGTTGCTCCAAATCCAAGTCTTGATACACCAGTGACAGACAAATTAGAATATGATGGTTCTGAAACCACTACTTTGGGATCTTTATAACTTGTTCCTGCAGATACAATTGAAAATGCTAATGTTCCACCAACACCTACTGAAGCACTTATACTAGCACCACTACCAACGTTGACTCCAACATTTATACTGAATATATCATCAGTTAATTTTGTAACTGCTGTGCTAACACCAGCCACTGGATCTGTAGATCTAGGATATGGGTGAACAGTTTGGAAATTATCTTTTGAACATGAGAAAAACATGCTGCCAGTTGTAATTCCAACACTACTCGAATTAGTTAATCCATGATTAGGAGCTGTTATCTGTAATTCTCCAGTGAATGAATTGTAAGAAGCATCTATTGGTGTTAAATTACCTGTAATTGAATTTGCATTTGCAGATATAAATCGATGCTCATATCCAACATCTATTACTGTTACTCCAATTGATACTATATCATTATATCCAGATCCTACAGTTAATCTTGGGAAGAACGGATATACTTTTCCTGAACCTTGATAATTGAATGATGTTGGTTGTGCACCGACTCTTACACTAAAAACATTTGTCGATGCTATCGAAATTATTTCATACTCATTACTTTTCAAAGTAAGACTAGGTGAGAATACAAAACCCTGAAGTATTGCAAAATCATTTGAATGTATAAATTTATGTTCATTGACAGTTCTAATTGTCATGATACCAGTCACATTATTATAAGTAGCAGTCTGAACTCCTAAATTACTTCCACTATAAGATGTGCCTACAATACTTGTTATTTGACCTGAAGCATTGGTAAGTGCTTTAACATTTGCACCAACTAGAGGAGCATAACCTAATCCATTAATTGTGTTTCCAATTGAAACAGGAACACCACCTCTAGGTAGTTCATTTGTGTTAATGTTATTTGATGTGAATACAGATCCATCATTGGATGTGATTCCAGTAAATATAACTGTTGTTACACCAGTAGCACCACTACCACTTTCTATTATTTTAAAATTCTTATTGGGGTTGAAAAATGTTGATGGTGATTGGAATACTCCATTTACAAATAGTATTCCACTACCACCCGTGCTTCCTATTCCAATAGTATTAGATCCACCAACTGTTACTGTAAAATCAGATTTTATTCCTGTAAATTGATCGGATACATCATCATAGATTACATTTGTACTATAATCATTTCTCAAGTAAACTCTCCCAGAGAATTTAGTTGTTGTTTTCAATAAATCATTTATAGTTCTTGAATTAGAGAGATCACCTCTTGGAGGGTTAGTAAAGAATAAATCTCTTCCATTAATATTATAAGATCCTCTAAACACAGTAACTGTTGTTCCATCAGAGTGTGTAGCTCCTGCACTTCCAACAAAAGATCTTGTAACTTCAACTGTATTGAATGTCCCTGAAGATCCAACAGGACCCCCACCAGTTGTTGCGAATCCAACATTAGTTATCTCGACAAATTCATCATCTATTTTTAACAGGTCACTTGATGTTAGTGTTGATATTCCACTTAAATGAATTATAGTGGTTGTTAAACCAACAGAACCTGATAAATTATGACTTAGAGTATGAGTGATATTACTTCTTATTAAAGGATATTGACCCACCTCATCAAGTGAAACTAAAATTTTCTCGTTTGCTTTGGACATATTCAATTCATGAACATTCCCCTCACCTAAACTTATAAATGAAACGGCTGCACCAGCTCTTGTAGTTGATATAAAGAAAGAATCATTCGTAACATTTTTAGCAAAAACTGTTGTTGGTAATTGACTGATTGTTGATATTCCACCAGATTTAATTTCAAATTGCATAGGTGTGGAACCAACACCAACAAATGAACTATTAGGTTTATATACTAATTGTTCATTTTCTCTAAAGAAATGATTATCAATTGAAAACTGACCAGTTACTGAATTCAAACCAACTGAATCAGGATTAAAAACTTTTCCAAAAATTGGTATAGAATTAACTTTTGGTGTGAATTGTGTCCTTTCTATTCTATCTCCCTCTAGAGAGTTATATAATTTGACAGAATTACTTTCAGTTATTACACCGTAGATATGATCATCTGGATCATTTACAGTATCCATTTTTGTATATAAACAATGATTTAATGCAACCACTGTTGATATTCCTGATGAATTGTCTGGATGAAACTCAAGTATAAAATTAGATCCAGAAAGAATTGCACCAAAAGTTCCTAATCCAGAGGAAGGATCATATTCTGATGTATAATCTTTTGTTACTGATAATGACCCAGACTGTTGAGCATACGCATCTGTTCCATCGTGCAGGAATAAAACTTCATGAACAGCTTTAGATGATCCTATGCTGACTTCTACAACTGACTTAACACTATTGAAAAGATTTGAATCTAAATTGAGTATAGTAGATACTCCAACATTTCTTGTTGATATTCCTGTATATTTTGAAGTTCTTTCTGATCCATCGTTCTGACCAGGTGATTTAAATCTAAAAGTTCCATCAGAAACACCTGTTGTTCCTATCCCTATTACTCTTGATTTCAATTTTAAAGTACTTAATTCGTTATTTTGATAACTAAGTATTAAATTATTATTCGATATACTTGATGTTATGATACCCAGTTTATTTGTAGAAAATTCATTTTTCTGTGTATTAAAGTAAGCTTCTGTAAGGAAAGTATCTGTACCAGAGTGAGATACAAAACTTTCTATCAAATTCATCTCTTTAGTTACATCATCAATTACATGTATTGTTGCATATAAAGATTCAAATTCATTAACTGGAACACTAATAATATTTGTTGTTATCCCTGCAGGGCATAGTTGGATACCTGAAGTTAAATTTATTGGACCTATAGAAGTTGTTCCTACACCAGTTGATGTTGTATTAAATTGAGATGAGAATATTTTTAAATCATAATCAACTTCATTTCCTGGTATTGGATTTGTCTTTGGTATGAATCTTAAAGTATTTTCTGTTGTAGAAGTTTCATTTTTATTGAGAAGAAAATCAGCAAAAACATCATCACTTGTATTTGGACCATTTCCAGAATTTATTAAATTAGATTTTTCAACTAGTACATTTTGATTTCCATTACTTAGTAAAAGTAGGTTTGATATTTGAATCTTATTTGAAGAAGAACTACTACTTTTAGTAACTATTATAAGATCATTGAACAATTCGGTAAGGACAGAATCAGAAAAATTAAACAGTTCTAAAAAATTATCAGGATTTCCTTGTAAATTTGAAAATTCATTGGAAATATCATCCATTATCAAAACATCATTAGTTTTACATGAAACATAATCAGATAATCTTAAATTATCAAAACTTATAAATCTACTAATATTACCATTTATATCAGTATCTCTGGCAAAATCCAAATTTCTTATTTCATCAACTCTTTTTTGCTCTGTTAAATCTACAACCACATTTAAATAACTACTGGATCCTATGCTCAAATTGGAAGTTGAAGATATACCTGTATCAGCAAAATTTTTCATTCCACTGGTATGGAGTAAATTATTTACTGGTGTTCTCAAACTTTTCCATTGAATAGGACTTTGAACAGAATATGACATGTTTTGATAATAGTCATTATCAGGTATTACTTGAAAATCTTCATTTAATTTACCTATATTATCACTCCAAGAAAGATTTTTTAATATTGAAAAATCAGTTTTTAATCTTCCTTTATTTTTCTTTATACTGGATATATTACATTGACTTCCAGAATTTTCTCCAACTAATTTATCACCTATATTTAAAACATTTGTTCCAAAGATTTTTAATTTACCAATATTACTTCTAACAACTTTAGAGTTAGTCTTGGTATCATTTATTACTAATTTTTCATCAACATCAAATGTTGATTGGTTTTGGGTTACAAAGAAAGAAGGATAATCAGACTCATTAATTACATTTGCAAATGTATCTACAACAGTTTTAGCTATACCAGTGCTTGATGTAAGATTACTTACATCAATTGTTACTTGACCCTGTGTAGTTACATTGGGTTCATATTTTGAAACTGTTAGTAACTTATATCCATAGTCTTTAGAGTTAAACCCTGATCCACCAATGCTAACTCTTTCAATTCCCTCAATAAAAACTTTATCATTTACAGAAAAAGGATCTTCAGCAAATACTGGGTTGGGTGTAGATATTCTACATGTAAAGATACCTGAATTATTTGATATTACGTCTGTTATGACGATACCATTACTATTGTTAATAGTTCTTATTGTCACTACTTTTTCTGGTAAACCAATTGGTCTTTGAGCAATTTCAACACTTGAAATACTATTTTCCGACATTATTGGTTCTAAGAAACCACTTTTTATCTGTTCACCTGTTTCTGTATTAACAACTATGATATTAGGGGTATCAATAAAATCAGAACCACCATTCGTTACACTAACAATTCCTAAAGTATTTGTATTGCTTATATTCACAGTGTCTGCTATAAGACTTTCAGGTTCTAGAGTTTTATCAGAGGAATACTCAAAACCTTCATTTATTATTCTAACTTGTTCAATGTTTCCAATTGTATTTGATGTGGGAATTAAAACGGATTCTTTTCCAATAGAAGTTCCTCCAACTCCAATAAAGTTAGGAATTTTTTTATAGTTAGATCCACCAGAAATAATATTAACAGAGTTTATAGAACCTTTTGCTGTTTTAGAACTGGTATTATATTTCAATACATCACAATCTACTGAATTGTAAGATAGTTTTTCTGGATTATCTTTTATAAAAACTTTAAAACTAGTATCACTAACTTTAGTAATCTGATACGTATCTTCATAAAGACTATCAACAAAAGATATTTTTGAATAATCTTTTACATCATTATCAGTGGTACTAATTGTTCCTGATTTTTCTAAATTGTAAAACAAACTATTTGGGATGCTACTACCATATCCTATGGTTAAAGCAGCTCCTACAGACCCATTTGATCCAGATGTAGAAATACCAAATATTGTGGACACACCAACAGATATGTAATCATTTCTAAATTCTTGATCATAATATATTTTAAAATCATATCCAGTTAGTGAAGAATCTGAAAGATTGAAAATTAAATCATTATTTTTAATTACTTCTACTTTTGGATTAATTAAAGATATAGATTGTGTACTACCTCCTGTGGATCCTATACCAGTTATTTTTGGAATATCTCTCTTTACATCTAATTGAGTTTCACATAATTTGATAGCATCATCGTCAAATTTGTATACGAAATAGTTTTTATTTTCTAATCCCTCTGGTAAAAAATTAGATTCATATTTAATTTTATCACCTGTTTTAAATCCATGATTTATAATCCTAATAGAATTATTTGAAGTATTGATCGATGAAGAATTAAAACCAACAGGATTTAATAAAATATTTCCTGTTACTAAATCTCTTGATACTTTTATCTCAGTTGATGTTCCAATTCCTACTGATAAATTAGGTTCAACTCGTAGTGTTATTGAATCTCCAGTTTCTAACTCATGAGATTCTGTTGTAGTTACAGTTGTTTCTATTCTCTCAGTTTTTGCAGTGACTTCATCAAAAACTGTTTCAAATAGATATCTATCACGTAAATCTTCACTTATAGATGGTACAGTAATAAAGTGAACTTCAGAAAAATTAGTTCCTATTCCAGTTTTAATTCCAATTGAATTTATATTTTTGTTAACAGCAAATAAAGTTTCTGGTAAATTAAATGTGGAAATTCCTTTATCCGTAGATATTGCTATATTTTGCCCTGCACCTCCAGTTGGTGTTGAGAATTTAATTCTCTGATTTGTTTTAAAAGGATGATTTTCAATATAAATTTGTTTTACTGGAACATTTCTTGTAATATTTTGACCAGCAAAAGAAAATGTTAATGCATTCTCAGATCCATCATCAGTTCCTAATCCAACTGTTTGTGATGGATTAAAGAATACTTTTTTATTTAAATTAGTTTCAAAATATGGTAATGACTTGTTAATTGTAAATTTATTAGATAGATAAAGAATATTTGTTCCTTCTGGGTGAGTTGCAGCATAACCTGAGTCAGTTCCTCTTTGAACAGTGATAACATTTAAATTTTTGTAGATGTTTAATATCTTTAAAGTCTCAGTTCCAATACCTATACTACTACCAGCAGAAACAAAATTAGGTATGTCAGTAACAAATATTTCAGTTGTAAAACCTGCAGATGGTGATGGAGATATTGTAGAAATTGTAGTCGAAGAAAATGTAGTTACGCCAATTTTAAATGAATTGTTTAATTGTGATATATCTGTTGATAATCCAGATATTTTAACAAAATCATTATTTTTAAAATCGTGATTAGATTCAGTAAAAACTGATATTTCTTTTTCTGACCATGTAACAACTGATCCAGTTTTTACACCAACCTGAGTGTTTATCGTAGATATAGGTTTTCCATCTATTGATGATACTACTGATATTAAACCATTCCCATCTGTTTCATTATTATCAAAATTTAAAAATTCATTTACCTTATAATTCAATCCACCAGATATTATATCAAATCCTGTTACAGATCCAGAAGAAACTGATGTTATCTCTATTTTTTGATCTTGTATTTCGTTAGTTTCAACTAAAAAATCATTATTAGCAAAATTATCTGCAACTTTATATGGAAAAGTATTTCTAATTAAGTTATTGGAGTTAAAATCAAAATTAGTTTGTAAGTTGTTATCTACATTATATTGAATTGATTTTGATCTATATGAATTACCGATAAAATAAGGGAAAGAGGGTGTGTTCGAACCACCACTAACCGTCGCATGATATACATAAGAACCGTTTGGAAATTCTTGTGTAATTTCAAATCTACCATTATGTTCATCTAAATCACCAATTGAATTATCAAATTTATAATCTCCAATAAAGAAACCATCAAAAAATCCACTTGGTCTATCGACAATATTAGAAGTATCTAAAACATAACTTGATATTAGTTTTTTAACTTTATTATCATCAGTCTCTTGATATTTTTCAGGATTTTCATATGCAAAAGGACCATATATTGGATTCCCATCATAAGCCCATCCTATTAAACCTGAAGGATTATTAACATTTTCATTGAATAGTGTTATATCATATCCATTAAAAGAATATTTTAATTTATTCTCAGTATCTTCTAAAAGTTGATAATTATCTTCACCACTATACTTATTAATTTCTAATGATCTTACTTCAGTGTCAAATATTGAGTTTTGGCCAGATGGTTTAACATTTATAGACGTATCTGTAGAATATCCGATACCAGCATTTACGACAATTACAGTCGATATACCTGCATTTACAACAACTGGTCTTAATCTGGCACCAGAACCTTTACCTGTTGGATCTATAATATCAAGATCAGGAATTGAAAAATACTCCTTTCCGACAGACTCAACACTAACAGAATTAATTCTTCCATTTACTATATTGGGTTTTACTGAAGCATTTTTTCCAATTTTTAACGTTACAATTGGTTTTTTATGATTATTAATAATTGTTGAACCATAACCTGTGCCAGATTCATAAAGATATGTTTGCTCTATTGATCCTTTAACTATTGGTGTAAAATCAATTGTTCTTTCTACATACTCTACAACTGTTGCTGCTGTGGTTCCTATACCAATGGTGGTAAACTCAGATGTAACTTTAATATCTGGATATTTAAATTCCTGAAATCCAGATCCTTTTGAATTTAAAATAACTTTTTTTCTTCTTTCATAATTTGATATGTCAGTGGCACCTATTCCAACATCACTTAAACTAAAAGAATCGTTATCATTGAATAAAATATAATAATTCTTACTCGTATCTAATCCAGAAATATTTCCACTATATTCGATAAGATCACCATCTTTGAATCCATGATTAACAAAATTTATCGTATCGTTTGATGTAGAAATTCCAGTTGGTTTAACTATTAGTTTTCTGTTTGTATATCCACTACCACCATCAATAACTTTTACATCTAGAAGAGTATTTCGAAGACCGACTTTAAATATTTGATCTCCACCAGCATTGTTACCATTGAAAGTTATCGTTCCAATTCCAGCATTTAAATCAGATATTGATTCATATAATTCAATAGCTGTACTATTAATAAATTTTGTGTAATATGTTGATTGATTTATTAAAACTGAATTTCCAACACCAACTCCAATAGAATCTTGAAAATTAGAATCATATATAACTGCATCTCCTGTTCTGAAACTATGATCTGATTTGAAAATTATTCTAGATTCTGGACTACTTGTGGTAGATGTGTTTATTCCACCACCCTGTGTGGTTGGTCTAGAATCAAATAATTCCTGTCTGAACCTTTCACCTACTACTGGTTCTAATATACAACCAGTTCCATTTCCACCAGTTACTCCAATAGAAATAACTTTATCTACATCAAAATTTTGAGAGTCAACGAAGACATCTATAATTTTACCACTCACTACTGGCTGAACTAAAGCTGTAGATCCAACTCCAGATGATATTGTTATATTGGGTAAATTAATTACATCAAAATTGTCTCCACCATTTAGGACATTAACTTCTTTTAATGGTCCAAAATACATTTTGTCACTTGATTTATAATTAGATATTTCAACACCATTAATCAGCATGCCAGTTTCACCGAAAGGTGTCTCTTCATTATTTCCATCAGATAAATTTTGACTTAATGGAAATTTTTTAATTAATTTTTGTGCTCCAATTACTCCAGATTTTTGGGAAAATAGAATAAAGTTGTGAACCCCATCATTTAAATCCTTTGAAAAAGTTACGTTTTGACCATCAGCAATTCCTGAAGGTGATCCAAATAATTTAATACTTTTTTGTCCTGCTAGAACTTCAACAAAATAAGGTCCAGTACTTAACCCAACAAGAGAATCACCATCAGAAAAACTATAGAAAACTTTATCACCAGTTTTAAATGAAACTTCATTGGCAAAATTTATTATTGAAAAACTTTGTTGATCATCAGTAGATCCTGTAAGACTTCCTCCATTAGGATCTGATAAGTTAAGAGAAATATCTTCAACACTTACATTAATTTGTTTTGAAAATTCAGATAAATTATTAACAAAAGATGGTAATGAATTGGAAGTTACATATGCATTTTCATTTTGAATGTATACATTTTGAACGTCAGATGTGATTACACCATTCCCATACTCAAGTGGTGTTCCAGAACTATTAGCTTTGTTTAATTTTTTTCTAATTTTATAATTACCGCTACTTAGAAAAACAAAACTTGAATTATTTAATGTAATAGAATTACTACTATCAACAATTTGATTTACAATGGCTCCAGTTTCTAATATTTCATTTGAACCTCGATCAACTATATCAATAACATCACCCCTTTTTAAACTTGATCTATCAATCTCACTATCTAGATAAATTATACCAGATTCTACCTTTGTTACGAAATATGATGAACTCGTATTATAAATCCATGAATTACAAAATATTTCTTTATATGATTTATTTTGTTCGGGATTTTTTACTTTATCACCAATACTTTTAACAGAAATTATTTCTCCCTCTTCTACATCAACATTTCCATCTTGTTCAAACTCAGATAATACTCCTGTTAATCTCAGTACAACTTTATTATCTAAGTTTCCATCTTCAAATCCAAAATAAGTAATATCAGATCTAATGTTTTGAATAGGAACTATAGGACTAGTAACTCCTGAACAATTTAAAAATTGATTTATTGTTTTATCTGTATAAGTTATTGTGTTTACACCAGATAGAATAGTTCCTGTTACTCCAAATCCAATTGTAGAATCAACTGTAATAACACTAGATCCTATTGACACATTTTCTATTGATTTTGTGTTTGGAACTATTATAAAATCACCTGCAACATCAGAACTTTCATCATATCCAACGAATAGTCCAATTTTATAATAAGTTGTTATTCCAGACAATCCAGAGTCAACTCTTTCAAAAGGTTCAATTTCAGATATTGATGCGTTAATATTAAGATCAAGGTCACTTCTAAAAAGTGTTTGTCCAGTTAGACCTTTCAGTAAAGATTGACCTTGTAATTGTATTGGGTCACCTTCTAAAAGTTCTGCTACACAGACTCTCCTTCTTACATAACTCGCAAAAGATGGTTTTATTAATCTCTCTTCTAAATTTAATATTTTTGGTGTTATACCATACAAAACATTAAAAAGTATTCTAAATGACTCCTCTGTTCCTTTTGTTTGGTATAATGACCTTGCTTCACCTATAAATGTTCCTACATCTAAATTTTCTTTTAATTCTGTCTCTTCTAATCCTGGTAAAAATGTTTTTTTAAATTTTTTATAAAATTCTTTTAAAAATAAAGAACTTAAATTTTGAATATTAGATAATTCTGCATGATCTGCTGATATTGAAGTGCTAAACAACAAATCTTCTTTACTTGAATCAGAATGGTAACTTGTAATACCACTAAATCCACGAATACAACCAGTAAACGTGTTTGTAGTTATACCCGTGTAAGTAATTATTTCATCATCAATTTTAAATAGTCCATATTGATTTGGAAATCCTTTTGTAGATGAAACAACAATGTCAGTTGTTGTAGTTGAAATTCCAACTGATAATATTGCACTATCTACTATTACTTCAGGTGTTAAATTTTGAACATTTAAATATTGATCTAAATTATCAGATATGTCTGCGGAAGAACCTTGGTATTCTTGAGAAGTATAATATTGTTTTAAAAAATCAATCGTCAGGGGACTTTCTTCTTGAATAAATTCAGGAAGTTGACTAGATATTACATCTTGTATTTTGACTTTACTTACAATACCTGTTTGTATCATGTTCTAATTATTTGACCGTTTGGATAACTTGATGAATAAAAATCTCTGGTGAATTGTACACCAGAAACTTCATCACCTGATGATATTACATCTCTAACCATATTTATTGTACTATTTGAAACGTCTAATGAGACATATAAATCTTTTAAACCAACAACATCATTTGACCTTGGAAAAACTTGAACTTCAACTATATTATTTTCTTTAACAGTTGATTCAAAGTTAATTGTCGATAAATTTACTTCACCCTTCTCATAGTCTATAGAACCTGCAGATGATACTACAACCCGAATCGTATCATCATCTAATATTTTAATTATTCTCAAAATACCAGTTCTCAAATCAGAATTTGGAACATCAGATAGATATAAAGTTCCAGATTGTCCAAAAATACTAAAACCAGTTGATTTTATATTGTATCCGTTTGGATCAACGTAAAATCTATTTCCAAAACATAATTCATATTGTGCAAATCTACCTGTTGTTACCTGTAAATTTCTTCTTATTCTAATTTTAGTAATATTTGAAGTAATTGCTTGATCAGTGTCATCAATTATCTTTAATAATTTACTATATTTCAATCTACCACCAAATTTGTTTAAATTAATCGATTTTGAATATGTATTTAATGAATTTATAATATTTGTCTTCAATGTGTCTGCTGTTGTAACAAGAGAGTCATTATAATAGATGTTTGAATCAATTTCAATATACAATAATTTTAAATCTATAATTTTTTGGTTAATTCCTGATATTGAATACTGTTTTAATTTTGATAAAATTTGATTTTTAGAAAAATCAGATACTAAATCACCATTTTTAGGTTTTATACTAATTGCAACTGTTCCAAACTCTGGAGGATCAAGTTCTTCACCACCAATTACTGAAACTGACTCTGTATTTGGGTAAACTCTCTTAATTATCGCCTCATAATCCCTTGCAGTCACTGCTCTATTCTGTGATGAGTACATGAGAGGTGAATAATACTTAACAGAATCAATAGATTCAATATTTCCACCATTTTGAGCTTTTGAAATAGTTGAAATTGTTGGAGTTTCTACTACATTTATAAATGTGGATCCAGATTTGAGTAATCCAGAGAAAGAAAATCTCTGAATACCATTCCCATCTTCACCATCAGTTGTAATATACCTAACTGTGATCACATCACCATCTTTATTTGGTCCTGTACCTAATTTTTTACCAAAAAATCCATCACCAAACTTTAATTCGTATTTTTCATCCTGAACTTCTTTAATTAAAAATATTTTTGACTCTGAATTAACCTCTATTATATCATTTGCTAGAGTATACTGAGTTCCATCACCACTATCACCATTATTTTTAATAAAAACCACGATTTTAGAAGTATCAATGAACGAATTATCTAAAATAAATTTTTGATCGAGTGATCCATTATAAGTAAATTTCTTTTCAAGATAGGTTCCCTGATAAACGTTGATATTTTCAAATTTTGCAACATTGTTTACAACATTTGTACTCACTGGTTCTGTTATTGCAAAAGTATATGTCTCATTGTTCACATCCCCAGTGCATACTAGACCTGGCTGTAGTGTGATTGAACTCACATCATTAGTGATACTAACATCGAAGGATATTTGTGCGTTTGCTGCCGTTCTAGACCTTGGTGTGTAACCTACATTTCCTGCTAACGATACAACATTTTCCCTCAAAGTAGCAGAATCAAGAAAAGATTCATTCACAATCATGTTTGAGTTGAATGCTGTGATGTAAGTATTGTATGCGAGTGTGTCAATTAGCACAGAAAAGTTTGAACCGTCAAAATCAAAGTCCGTAAAATTGGAATTTGTGCGAAGATAGTCTTTAATTGATGTTTTTATCTGATCGAAATCAAGATTTGTAAAGTTAGAAAAAGGCATATTACCTTGTTGCCTCTAATATGAATGAATATTCTTGAGTTGGGAACTCTTGACCGACAATATCATAAATTACAGTGACCTCAAACTGATTTGAATCAGGGAATGGATCAACTTCAACCTCTACATTATTAACTCTTAGTTCATAATTCTCAACCGAATTCTTAATTTGACCTTGAATTATACCAGCAGTACCAGAATCTACAAAATCAAAAAGACTTTTATATACATCTGATCCAAAATCAGGGTTGAAAAATTTTTCAGTAGGTATAGTCTCTACGATGTTACGTACAGATCGACTAATTGCTCTTTCATTTTTGAGAATTGGTAAATCTTTCGTGACTGGATGGGGGTCGAACGATAAACTTATGTCTTTAAATGCTCTCGATACCCGTTTAATTGCCATGAACCAAGTTTTATATTTATTTATACTTGTTTCTAGACATTTTTATTTACCTTCTTCTAAGTATTGAGGTTTTTTCTCCTCTTTTTCATCAAAATAGGCATCACCATCATATTCACTGATTAATTTTTTACCTTTTTTTGAAAATTCTTCCGATTTGTCTACTTTAATAATCATTTTTTTACCTGTAATAATTTATTTATCCCAATTCTGGTGCATCATCATTATTTTTTAGAAAATTGTATCTGATTGGTTCTCCCATACGAAGATCATCCACACTCATTTGACTTGTATTTTCTATATTTGCAGTATTTCCTGCTCCAATATTAGTATCAACTGACCTTTCTTTTGATGTTTTCCAAAAATAATTGTCCTCTGAACCTAATCCGTCACGATCATGACCATTCTCCACCTGATAGTACACGGTTGATACTTTAAAGTCTGGAATCTTAGGTGTCTCAGGAGTGATACTGTTGTCATAGATCCTCATTCGGTTATTCGGATAGAGGCAAAACTGACCATTATCCAATTCAAGGAGGTTATGAGACTTATGTTCAGCAGGTTGTTCACTGGTTGAGTAATCAATTGCGTCCACATCAGAGTGATAATTGTCGAGAGTACATATGTACGTGCCTGTCTGATTACCATAGTCTCTTGTATAGACTTCATAGTGCATACTTCCGATAAACTGCTTCTGAACGGCAATCACACCATAGTCCATACAGTTCCAAAACTGTAGATTATGAAGTGTCATATCAGGATCAGGTATCTCAGGAGAAGAGAGGAAAGCAGAAATCGGCAACTTATCAAACATGGCAGCATACTCAGGTAGATAAGTTTCAAAATAAAAGGCACGACCAGGTATACTCTTTGCCGATACCCAGACTCCTTTTACAAATTCACCATGACCACTCTTATGATCAGTTAAGTATTCTTTTCGCACCCATACCTCATAGGAGGGTAGATTTGTAATTAATGTACTCATGGTTTTGGATTCGCATCTTTAACGGTTTTGATGTGGGTTGCCCACGTTCCAGTTGTATCTAACTTACCAGCAACCATATCGTCATACAACATTGCAAATTGTTCTCTCCAAGATTTGTAAATAACTGTGCCATTATGACTTCGATCTGTTTTATATTTTAATTTATCTAACTCAACTCTAGCAGCATCAACTAAAGTTTGATCTATAGTTATTTGATTTCCAGAACTATCTAAAACGCCAACTTCATCATCAACAATTTGTGCGTTTGAATATGCTTTTAAAATAGCATCGTGATCTAAAGACATTAAACCGCAATCTCCTGTACTAAAAGACTTGAACAAGCACGACCATCATCAGTCTCATCAGAGTCTTGTCTTGCTCCATTTATTCTTACAGCAAAAGTTGCATCACTTTGGTCACAGTTATAAGCTCTTATTGTATAAGTATGAGTACCACTTCCGGGTGTATCTATAAAAGTTCCAGATGTATTCATCATACTTTGATCTTGGTTTGCGTTTGCTCCGTAACCAGTATGAACCAAATATCTATTTGAAGCAGAATCAGGTTGACCTACATTTGTACTGCCTCTATATATTCTAAAACCTCCCTTACCATTAGATGTACCTGTATCGTAGACGATTGAATAGTGTATAAAAACTTTATTAGAAGAAGATGCCATAGTAATAGCACAACTCATGTTTGGTATTGTGGCTGTTCCATTTCTTCCCGGATTTATTGAACTCATACCAGTTTTATGAGCAAAAACTGTTTGAATAACACCTCCAAAAGCACCTGCAGCAAGGCCACCTCTAGGAATTATACTATCGACTTTTAATTGACTCATAATTACCTCCTCGTTTACTCTTCATATTTATTTTGAATTTCAGTTGTTAAATCGAGAGGGTTTGGAAGTTTGTCATCATAGAACTGTTGAGCAAGATCTTCCATTAAATCAAAGTATTCCTCTTCTGTGAGATTCTTACCAAGAACCTCCTGACCATTACGAATCTTATATAACTCTTGTTTTTTCATGACCTACACGAATTCGTGGATCACACCAGATCTCAAATCCTGCTTCCTTTGCATCGAGACAAAACGAGACATCTTCACCACACATGTCCTGTACCTCACCAGACTCAAAGACCTGCATCTTCGGTGCAAACCAAGGATAAGGTATTCCTTTGTTCTCAAATACACCGTGACGAATCAATAACCATCCGAAACCTGTATAATCTACGGTGAACGGTTTCTTACGTTTTGATATACTGTCGATGGTTTCGTGATTCATTACACCACCATTATTTCGAAAATCGTCTTCTTCTAACCAATGTGCCACCGAGGTAGTCTTACCATCTTCGGTACAATACCAACCTGCAACAATTTCTCTCTCCTTCTCACCTTCTGGATTGGCATCAAGAACTAATTGAAAAAACTTCTCTGAATTAAAAACAATGTCAGAGTCAATCCATAACTGATAATCATATTTTAACTTACCATCCCATGGAATTTGATCTGGTCCTCGAAGTACGTTTGCACCAAGACACTTACAACGGGCAAAATTGACCATTGATGAATAATCTTGTGATATCTGTATACTTGCTCCTGACTGTACTAAGTCGAAACATAGTTGCACAAAAGTTTTGAGATACTGATAAGATACTCCTCTACCTGGTAGACAAAAGACAATTGCCTTTCCTTTTACCAATTCCTTTGCTCTCTGGTAGTCCCATTCGGGTTTTTTTTGCACAGCAGGAGTCGCTGCTTTTACTGTAAATCCTTTAGCCATAATAGAATGCGTTCATTTCAATTATATACTATTATATAGTGGTTGTCAATAAGAAGATTCATATATTGTAGAATCTTCTATACCCATATCATGTATCTCTGTATATGTAATTTCTTCCTTCCAATAAGACGTATATAACTTGTTCCATATCATATTAAACTCCTCTTCATTTAAATTCTTAAACAAACATTTATCATTCAAATAAATGTGGTAACTCTTCTTAGTCATCTTCTTCGGGTGAAATACAGAAACTTGGTTCTTCATCATACTTTCTTTCATAGTCATACCCATCTATAACAATCACTGGTGCAATCACTGAATGAAACTCTCGAAAGTATTCTTCTCGACTTTTTGCATACTTACGTGGTTCTTCCTTTTTAGTCATCCTTTTTGAGAGTAAGGTAAATACCATCTATATCTAAATTCCATTTTAACACAATATCTTCATACCAGTCAAGTTCATTCATAACCTCTTCGGGAATTGCCATATAATATCTGTC